ATCGTGTTGCGAGTGAAATACTTTTACAACGGCCATCTGTACACGGTCATCACGAATGATATCAATTTTCTACCTGGTGAAAATGAAGACAGCTCCATGCATTTCAGCATCCCTTTGACCAGTGCTTGGATTGTTGACCATGATGACAAACCCATGGTTAACATCACTGAAAAGGTAAAGAGATACTCGGGACCGAGAGGAGATTTTCACAAGGAGAAAGTTCCTTTGAAGGACTTTTTATATTATGAGCATGAACACCTTGATAAGAAGCTACCCAAAATCATGTTGGCAAACGGTCTAGGCATGAAAAAGATCGTGTCGACACTGACAGGATTTACAACTGATCTTCGGATACCTTAGTGGCGAGGTAGAACTTCAGTTCACCGAGGTTCGCGACGTTATATTTCAAGATCAAGAATCTATTCCCAGTTTCCTGAATAATTTGGACCGACGCACACATACTCGTAGCTTTCGTAAAGATGTTGAGATACTTCAAGCTGTACAGACCAGCAATGGTCGGACTCTCATCGACGCACTCGATTGAGGTTTCTTGGTTCGCAAAGTCACCTTCACAATTGAATTTAATTTCTTTACCAGAACGAATGATTTCAATGTAATTTCCTATGTTAGACATATCCCTACAGAGACGCTGGAAGTCGATGGATGGAAGAGTTGTGATCGTGGTCATCTCAACATCTGGAACCTCAATCCGACTTTCGTTAATGTCCAGTAGTTTGAGTTGGAACTTTGTGTTCGTCTTTTTCGTGTCACTCGAAATCGTGATAGTCATGTATTCTTTACAGTTGATATCAATCTGAAGAACATCATTGTTCGTTATGGTTTTCAAAAGTTTGAAGGTGTTTGAAATGTTGATTCCAGCTATGACTTCTTCCTGCTCACAGGAATACTCTTCAAAATTGTCACCCGATAGAAAAATATCTACTAGAGATGTTCGAGCCGTGTCTAAAGTGACGATATACATACCATCCTTTCTGAAGTAAATATTGACATCGTTGAGAATATCCTTCAGCACTTCAAATGTAGATTTGAATGCAGCAGCTTGTATTGTGACTAACTTCATAATTACATCTAAAAAGCGTTACATCTTTAACTCTGTATATGGCTGGCCCTTCGACACGTCCCTGCTAATCCTTTCTTCAAGCTCTTTGGTCATGGGTGGCTGCAACGATTTACCGTAATCATCGAGTGAAAACATATGAGCGTTGTCACCTTTACCATCGAGGGAAGACATGGCAAATCCCATTCCACCCACCGGTTCGTTTGAGATTTCTTTTGTGGGGAGTAAGGAGTCTAACCAATTTCTGATTTCGTTACCCACTAAAATTTTACCGTTTTGTGTGAGCATGGTGGGCACTCTGGTAATTTTACTTTTGTAGCTCGCTGGTATACCCTGTGTGTTTATGTTATGATAATGCACGAGTTGCTTGAGCTGATGATGTTTTTTAATGTATTCAATGACTTCCATCGAAAACTTGCATCTAGGACTATAGATTAAGAGCGACATCTATTATTTCACAAGGTAATATTCTAAAAAAAATTAACGCATACTAATAATATGAATTACCTCCTCGCATTCATATTATTAATTGTCGTGTTCATTTTGACAAATGAACGAGAAGCGTATGACATGTTTGGGTTCTCAGGCTATGTGGTTCCGAAGCAAACCCAGTTGATGGATCCTTATCCAGAATTGAAGGGTTATGATCAGGTCAAAAACGACGCTACAGCGGACCTTATGGAGAGTGTGGTCCTGCTCACAAACAAAGAAATTCACAAGAGAACCGGGATAGCTAACTACATCATAGAGACGATGTCTATGAAGAAGTTTGTCAAGAAAGAGGACACAGTGTATGAATGTCAGTTCATGACAGTTAAGAAAGATGGCTTCTCGTTTGGATTTTCCGTAACCGTCTGGTTCATCACTGAAGAAAAGAAGCCACTAAGACTTTTAGCCATCCGATCTCAACCGATAGGGTATCAAAATTCTGACCAGACGCTTTCATTCGTCGGTCGGGGAATGGGGAAGGACTTTGAGAGCTATAAACTTGTTAGGAACAGTCATGCCCCTGATAGGTCTGACTTTGACGAATCGATGAAAATGTTCAGGAATCCAGAACTTGAAGTTATCAGACCATATATCGATCAGGAACCAGAAAGTGCCGATGTTCAGGCGAAGCGGGTGAACGCTGAACTACTCGAACTCAGAGAAGATATAGAGGAAAACGTCAACATTGCGAGGAAAAAGACTGACGACTTCTTGCGAAACCTCGAGAATGACCCACAGCTCATCAAAAGTCTCAGGAAAATTGGTTCGACAGTGTCTGGTGGGTTTGAAACGGTTAAAAATAAATTACAGTAAATAGTAATGTTAAGCATCAATGACGTGACAAAGATTGATGAAAAGAGAAAACGAATCAAAAAGGAAATTTACACGAAAATTTATGAACAGTTTTCATCAAAAATAAAACAATCTGTCGAGCTCGGATGTAAGCAGATATTCTTAACAATACCCAATTTTCTGGTCGGATACCCCACCTTTGATAGGGGGCAAGCAGCTCGATACGTCGCCAGACAATTTATGCTGGGTGGTTTCACAGTGCAAATGATAAATGAGGGTGAAATTTACGTGTCATGGTTCACCCCGAAAAAGAAAAAGGAACGCCCAGAACCCAAGGAGGAAGAGGATTTCCCAAATCTGATGAACCTCAAGAAGATGGCGAATAAATACAGGGGGGGTGCGTAGTTATTTCTCAATTAAAAAAACCCTTTAATCATAAATGGACAATTTGAACGTTCTCGTCGAAGCCAAGAAGGAATACCTCGGACAGATGTGTTTAATCATGTGTCCAGCTATGATTGAAGTTTTTCAGGAAATGTACAACGAATCGATAAACACCTCTAAGGGGAAGCAGGTTTTGATCATGTTTCAAAAACTCCTCAAAGAGGTGCCTAACTGGTCGAATGCTATGTCTAAGAGGCACAGTGACAACATCACCGGACGTTGTGCGTGGTTCAGTGATCTACTCGCCGCAGTCTTTGTGGCGTGCACGAAGATTCTCTCCGCCGTCCGCCTAAAGGCTGACAACAAGAAGATCTCTCTCAAACTCCCTACTGAGGAGGTTTTCATCCAGACCTGCTACAACAACGCTGCGCGCGATCTTTACAAGGATCCTTACATCTTCCATGAGGAGCAGAGTGAATACATTCGTGACGAAAATCTCACTAAACGTTTTTGTGTGTGCATCGAAAACACGGTGAAGGAGTTGATTCCCGTGCAGCAAATCTTGCAGACCTACATGTCGCAAGAGACGCGTGATATTTCGCTAGACGGGGATATCCAGGATAGCGCCGACCCCGAGGTATTAGATGAGGGTGACGATCCAAACGCTTTTCCTGAGGAGGATCCGGAACAGGTCCAGGATGAAACTCAGGATGAGGCTCCGACAGAGGAACCCATGGAACCTGAACCTCAACTCACGGGTCTCGAGAATGAATTCAAAACTGTCCACGGTGTTCAAGCCCCCCCACTCGAAGAGCCTGAACCTATGGAGGAACCCAGACTTGAACAGCCTTCGGAGTATCAGCAACCCCCTCCTACCGAAGATGATGGGGTTCTATTCGGTGATGCACCAGAGCGTCGTATAAAAAATCCCAGGTATAATTAAATGGAAGACCTGTCCAATTATTTAAGAGATCCTGTGAGCGCCGCCCTTATCGCTGGTGGTATCACAGCTGGTTACATACATCTCAAAGCCTATCTCAACAATGAGGGTAAGCTTGAGCTCAACAAATACACCAAACCTGCGACACTTAATGCGATTCTCGTATTCTTTATAGTGTCTGGTGGAATTGGTAAACGTGAGGCTATTTCTACCGAGCCTTTTTAAACTTAAAGATTAGATTTGTAAATTAAGAAAATGGCGTCTGTCTCTGCTTTCAATGATATGATGGGTCAATTTCTTGTGGAATTGCACAAGACTTTTCCAGATGAAAAGGGCATCAAGAAAATGCTCACGTCTTTTGACGTGTTGAAATCCACCAATCCTCGTCTCGTCGTGGATAGTTTTATGAAGGGTGTAACCCCTTACGCTGAACAGATTTCTGCGAAGGATGATAAGTTTCTCCTCGAGGAGTGCTCAAAAATTGACTTCCTAAAGGATCTTGACATCTCCTCTTATTGGGACCGTATGTCTACGAACACGAAGGATGCGACCTGGCAGTATGTACAGACACTGTATATGCTAGGAACTACCATCACGGCCCTCCCCCCTGACAAAATGGCTCAGATTGAGGCACTCGCACAGGGTGTGGCGTCTCAACTTCAGGAAGAGGGTGGTGAACTGAATGAGGACGCCCTCATGAAGATGATGGGTAGCATGCTCGGTGGCCTCGGACCAAAAAATTAAACCTGAGTATATACTAAATGAAGGTTTGGTTCGACGATCCTCGCCAGCTCGTTGATGAAAAATACTTTTTACAATTTTGGCCTAATAGTAAGCAGACCCCAGAGGACAGGATCAATTCTGCCTCGAGGTTTATCGTTTACGCTTCTACACTTCTTTATTTAATCAGACGTGATCCCCGTGTCTTTATACTCGGTGGTACCATTCTTGGTGTGATTTACGTTCTTTATAAGTCGAAAATGGTAAAAGAAAGCTATGGAACAGCACCGGTGACAGGAGAAAACATGTGCCAAAAGCCCACTATGGATAACCCCATGGGGAATGTGCTCATGACGGACTACACGAACGCCCCTAATCGACTCGAGGCTTGTTATTACCCCTCGGTTAAGCCGTATGTTCAGAGATACACCAGTGATCGTATTCCCTATGACAGTGGTCGGTCGAGGACTTCCATGCCTCAATACCTGCGAAACGCGATGGAGAGGCAGTTTGTGACTATGCCTGTGTCGAAAATCCCAGGAGGACAAACGGAGTTTGCCGAGTGGTTGTATGGACCCAAGAATGGCCCTATGTGCAAAAGTAATTCCAAACACTGCAATCCAAATGCCAGGGGTGTCCAGCTCGAAGCGTATTCTGGACTCGGAATGGATGGTGACAGAAGAGCCTAGAGGAAAATATCTCACGTTATAGTAAATGGCGTATCAGCTTCAACCTGGCCTTTCTATCGTTCAGAACAGTGGCGCCCTGCCACCCACCAAAGCTACTGACGAGGTTTTCGTTTACCCTCAGCCCGCTGGTCCGGTGAACTGTGGTGGGTGCAGACCCAACACAATGCTTTACGGCACCGCTCCTTACAAGGCGGGTAAGGGTTCTCCAGCTCAGCACATAGATGTCAGTGATCAACTTCGTCCCCAGAGCACATCTCGCTTCAACAAGCACATAGTCCAGACGTATGAAAAGAATTACTTCCCCCTCAATAATGTGGAGTGCAAATTACCGATTCGGACCATGCAGTATGAGCCAGCCAGCACTAGGGCTGATCTTCAAAATGGTTTATTTCAGCAAAGGTATCTTAATAAAAATGTTAATAAAAAGTAAGAATGGCTGATCCCATTTCGCTCATGGCTGTAGCGGGTCTTGTATACGCTGGTCGTAACTTGAGTACGAAAACTCAACCACCCAAAGTTACTACCGAACCATTGTTTGTAAATAGACCGGTCGTCGTTGAAGAGGACAATTTTGAACCACCTGTCGATGTTTCCCATAAACAGGAAATGAAGAGCTTCGGTGATATAGCCATCCAGTCTCGCACCAGTGGTCAGGAACTGATGG